GAAAACTTCCCAACCAGTGACCTTGGGGTATAATTTAATGAACGACGAATAATTTGCTCTCAAACAGTGGATGGTGCATAAAGCTGGATATATATTTGGAGACTCTTTCAAATGTTTAGCCTGAACTAATAGAGTACACAATTCTACAGCGCGTTCATCACCGAAATCTTTCGTCAAATCTTTGAAAGACGTAAAAATCTCAAACATGTCAGCTGGTTTGTATTTCTCCTCGGCTTTTCCGAGTTTAACCAGCAGTTTATACGGGTCTGGCAAGAAATACGTTTTGTGTTCACACCTAACCAAATATTTCGAGCAGAAGTAGGACACACTCGGGTTGAGGAATTTCGTATCGAAACCCAGTTCCAAGCAGATTTCATCAGCATAGTTGGCAATGGGTTTTTCGCAAAAAATCAAAGAATCATCGCCCGAAATGAACAAAGCTGAGAACTCTTGCACTTGATAGTACATACAGATTATGCACAGCGTGATCACCGAGTTGCCAATGTAAGTATTGGAAGCTCCCGATTTTCTTTGGTCAGCAACTGTAAACGACAACTGACCGTCTAACGTCGTAGCTTCACTACGATACTCACCTTCCATCCAGATACTCAAAAGTTCAGGTTCGAATCCAAAAGCTTCATAAAGTTTGCGTTCACATGCCTTAATGAACGAATCCTGCGACTTATCATATTTTGAAAAGTCGATTTCTCCGACGTTGTACTCACTTTCCAACCCCAGTATATCCTCAGCGACTCGAGCAAACTGTTGATTGGTCATTTCAGTAAAAAATTTTATATGAGGTTTCACACAAGTGAGAACTCTATTTTTAAATTCATCGAAACACGGAGAAAAGATCGCGTTCACCGCTTTGCGGTGGAACATGATATTTTGTGCCGGAGGATGTTTCTGTAGAGCAGAAGAGTCTAATTTCACCTTAGCATCTCTCTTCACCATCAACTTAAATTTGATTATCTCTTCCTCCAGATTCAAGGGTTTTTCAAGATCCTTCTCAAGCGCCTTAATTTGCGACGGTTCCCGTTTGCTTAACCATTCACGAATCCCTTTATTGGTGATAGCTATGATGGAATCGCGAAGTTCTGCTAATTTCTCCAGATCAAAAGCTCTTCGCAGTGCATTCATTGCCATTGCTTCACCAAACTCTTGTGCTCCAGAATATCTATCGCACGTAGTGTAGTTATAATTACGCGATTCGTAGGACAGCAAATTTTCTTGTAATGAGGGTCGTCTTTTGGGGATCGCTTGAGACTTGACGACGCTAAACGCGCTGTCGGCCGTGCTCGTTCAAGTTCCTGCTGTCGCTAGAGTCTCTGATGGTTACATCACTGGCACCGCTTTCAAAAGGTTGCGTACTCAACTCAGCAGATAGATCTCCGAGTTCTACAACAGCACTACCTTCAACGATATCGTTGAGGAAGTCGTTAATCACCATATAGGGAGCCGAAGAGGCTTTGCAGCTACTTCCGTCGAGGCTGACCTTTTCCCCTTCCAATTTCAGAGTAGAACCTCCAAATGACTGAGGATAAATTCTAAATTCATTTACGAGTTTTTGAGCCTTCTCAATGGCGTCGCATATTGCGTCCCCGCGTCTAGCGGATAAAACGGAGTAAGTCAGCGACTCCGTATGTCGGGACAACGCCACAGTAATGTGATTATGCGAAACGAAAGGAGCATCTTCTTGAAATTTTGTTCGCACCAGCATTACTCTCGAGTAAGTTTCTCCTTGCGCTTCATGAGTTGTGCGCACATTACTCTTTACACCACACTTAGATAAATGTCGTTGTAAATCTTGTTTTTCAGACTGGAGCATCGTGATGTATTCGTACTCATTCGAAGCTAATACGTCTTCCACAGATTCGATTTCTTTTATCTGCATAGAACTTTTCCCTTCCGATTCGACGTTAGCGGTAGCTACGGTTTTTGGATAGAAGGTGGACAACCACGCGCAAACATCCCAAGGACATCGATAAGACACGTCTCCGTACACACGGGCGTCGTCTCCGATAAACAGGTCCAGGTCGGCCAACATCGCCGAGTCCAATTCGTTTCTTTCGATGTAATGAATTTGTCGGCTATCTCCGAACAACACACACATCGCGCAACTCGTGAATTGCAAACAACTCAGAAT